GGCAACAATAAAGAAATCAAGAAATCATAAGAGAAAAGATCTTTAAATAACTTACCCATAGTATCTGTGTAACACATATAAAATAACAATATGTAACTAATCTAATAACTTAATAATAACGATTAAATCTTTACATTTAGGAAGGTTTCAGATAGTTTCATCTTAGACTCAATACGGGAGGTAATTGTGTTCTTAATAATAGGTGAAATTTGAAGTCTTATACCTATACCAACTTTAATTAACCACATCTGATTAATAGTAGAGAAATTAAAAGTCTGAGAAATGACTGACCTATCTTTTCGATTTGAAACAGAGGATTTTAATAAATTTATTACTTTTTCAATTAAACGTCTACGTAAAGAGATTGTAATATCTGTATCAGGTGTAAAGCGAATATCAGTAATTGATGAGTGTAATGAATTAACCAACTTAGTAATACTTTTCGCAGTTAATGAGACATTTCCAGACATTATATCAGATAAAAGATCAGACATTCTTAAACCTTCTGAAATCATTATTTTCCTAATCGGATGCTCACTAAAAAATAAATCATTAGATAAATCACGTTGTACAAACTCAAGTAAAGTAAGTTCCGTACCTTTATGTGAAACAGTAGAAGACAAGTTGTAACCTTGATCTAACATTGATTCAGAGATTAATGATTCAAGCGAAACAGATTTCTTTAAAATTCTATCCAATTTGATCAAAGATTCTGACACGACAACATAATTATAAAAATTTATTATATCAGATTCAGAAATATTCATATCCTTAGACCAATTTAAATAATCCAAAGCAGAAGCCTCAATTGGTAGGTTTGGAGAGTGAAGACCAGATAAAATTTGAGGTAAACCATTTAATTTTGCTAAATCCGCTAGTGCTGTTTTTGGTAGGAGTACTGACATAAACAACCAAAATGAGTCTGTTGATAATAAGCCACGACGGGATAATTCATTTTGTAAATCGGCAGCAAAGGCAGGTTCACTAAAAATTCTTGACATTAGTTTAACCGGTAAAGGTGAGATTTCTATTCCATTTAAACCTAAACGAGAAGCAAACTCAAAACCATTTGAAACTAAATTAGGAGTAATTGATTTATACTCTGAAATTGATAAGCCTAATGAAATAACTAATTTATAATAATTTCTAGCAACGTTCTCATCAGCAATAACTATATCATCACCTAAAATTGCATAATTCTGGAAAACTGTGGTAAAACCCGATAAGATAGCTGCCTGTTGAACGATAAAATGATGAGTAAGAGCTAAAATAGGAAATGAAGTCTTAATACCCATACCTTGACCTGTATTATAAGTAATTT